TACCTGGGGAAGTACCGATTCATTATATGCCACAACTTCAGTTGTGTATGGAGATTTTAGACTTAGAAGAAGCAGATTTTATTCAATATAAACCAGCAGAAACCAATTGGCCTAAAGGAGAAGAGTTTGACGTCGTTAATGTTAAGCGAGACCCCGAATGGTGGAAAACCAATTACCCAATCATGAAAGAGTTTTGGGAGAAGGTTTTATACTTTAGAGAACATTTAGATGAGCTTCCCCCCCCTAAGTTGAAGAAAACACGTATAAAAAAGGAAGTTGAACCCCCTAAGTGTGAAATTCTAGCACTTTCCGACGAAGACGATTATTATGAAGATTGAAGAGCAATACAACCGCGCTAAAGATAATCTCAATGGTAGACTTTTTGCTCCGTATCAGAAGGAGGGTGTCCTTTGGATGCTCACGATGGAAAATCAACAATCTGGCCCGAAGGGTGGATTCCTATGTGACGAAATGGGTCTAGGTAAGACTGTACAGATGGTTTCCACTATGCTTGGGAATCCTCAAAAAAGTACGCTATTAATCTTACCTAAATCTATTATCACACAGTGGGTCAGTGAAATCAATAAGTTTGCTCCTCAAATGAGTGTACACGTATTCGAAGGTCCAAAGAGGTATCTCAAAGAGGCGGACATCGTCATCGCACCGTATTCCCTACTGTCTACAAACGAAGTGACAGTTATCCATATGAAGGCGTGGGATCGAATTATCCTCGATGAAGCTCACGAGATTCGCAATAAAAAATCCAAACTTTTCAAGAGTGTATGTCGTTTGAGGACCACGATCAAATGGATTGTTACTGGTACACCAGTCTTCAATTCTATGGAGGACTTTGTGTCCCTGTGTGCATTTCTTGGTATTGAGAAGTCTCTAGTTCAGGGAATGACCAATAAGATCAAGGATATATACATTCTCCGAAGGACTAAAGATGATCTGGCAAAAATCGATGAGCGTCTCAAATTACCGGATTGCTACTTTGAGAATGTTGAGCTCGATATGTTTCCAGATGAGAAACAGTTGTATGAGTTTGCTTTTCAGGATGCCCAAGATACTATTCGAGACGCTTTCAAGCACGCAATTAGTATCAACTCAAAGAACATGGTTATTTTGGAGTGTCTGCTCCGTGCGAGGCAGTGTATGATTTGGCCTCAAATGTATTTGAATGGTATTGCAAAAAAAAACGGAACGCAGGCTGAAGAATGGGTTGGAAGATCTAACAAGATGGAGACCCTCTTTCGTATGATCAACTCTCACCCCGATGAGAAGGCTCTCGTTTTTTGTCAGTTTGTGGGTGAGATGGATTATATCCAAAACCAACTGGACTGTTCAACTTTTCGTATTGATGGTTCAGTACCAAAAGAGGAAAGAGACCAACAAATCAGTATGTTTAAAAGGGCTGCCCCAGGTGCTGTGTTTATCATTCAAATCAAGTCTGGTGGACAAGGTCTCAATCTCCAAGAAGCCACCCGCGTTTATATCACCGCTCCTTCGTGGAATCCCGCGACAGAACTTCAGGCGGTTGGTCGAAGTCATCGGACAGGTCAGACAAAACAGGTTTATGTTAAGAAACTTATCTACAAAGAGATGGACAATTTGGTGAGTGTTGAAGAAGAAATGATGGCCCTTCAAGGTCATAAATCTATTGTATGCTCCAGGGTGCTCAATGATGAGAGAATTGAAAAACAAATTCCAGTAAAGAGAACTACAGAAAAGATTTCAATTATCGACATCAAGAAAATTTTCAGGGCTTAATGTATATAAAAATGATTGGTTCCCGCGCTCAAGTTTTCCATGGAACTGCTGACAAAACCGCTGGTGGTCTCACCACAAAGGAGTTGATGTTGGACCCCAAGGATGGACAGATTAAGAGTGTCGCCGCCCAACAGGCTGCCCTTGCTCGTATGAAGAAAGAAGGTAAGAAACACCTGACTTCGGTTTTCAAGGTTAAGGATGGTAAGTTTAAACTCCAACCCAAGGAGGGTACTAAGGCTTATAAAAAGCTCATCAAGAAAATGTAGACTTATAATAAGAATGTCTCTCGTCAAGTGGGACGACTCTGTGCGAATAGCTAAGATAAAACTAGGTTTAGACCCAAAGGAGTTTACCAGGGTGAAGGGAAAACTACTTAAGGAGGCTCAAATTATTTACCATTTTTTACTTTTAAATAAAAATCGTTAGAGTTGAAACTGGAACCCCTTGAGGTTTTGTGGTTCATATACGATTAGTTGATTAAGTTTCCATGTACACCCAAACTTTCTATTCAAGAAATATACACTATTGAGTTCGACGATAGTGTGTCCACTATTTCTTGCATACAGACCATTCGAAACCTCTGTTTTAATAGGGACCTTATTCGCGTCATATACACCACCCTTGATCATACCATTGTGATCCGTGTTAACCTTTACACGAAACTTTGGCTCTCTACCTATAACCTCCTTGATATTGGAATTAAACATCGGTTTAAGCTCATCTTTCGTCATTTTTTTACCGAATATAGTTTCACTTTGTTTGACAACATTATCAATGATCTTATCCTCCAGAATCCTTAGTGAATCATAGAACTTTTTAATATACGAATCATCTTCATCGTAACCCTTTAGAGCTAGATCAATGTTATATTTAGTTGGACCGACTTCTGGTGTAAACCCCGAAACTCCAAAGGGCATATATAACCTAGGAAATTGAACCTTTAAAAGACCGCCTTCTTTTGTAGATAGGACAATCTTTTTGTTGTTAAACTGGCCAATTTCTAGATTTTCAATAGCGTCGGTAATTTTAGACATTGTACTTATTATATAGGGTATCAAAACTTTAAGCTGAACACATGACACAATCAGGTTCAAGACTGAATTGAATTGGCTTAGATTTAGCCTTAGATCTCAGATAATACATACCTGTTTTGAGTCCTTTCTTCCATGCATACATATGCATTGAGGAAAGTTTAGACATCGTTGGACTTTCCATGAAGAGGTTCATAGATTGGGATTGATCGATGAAACGACCACGATCCGCAGCCATATCAATAATATCCTTCATCTTAATCTCCCAAACTGTGCGATAGAGCTTTTTTATGTCATCTGGAATGTCTGCAATATTTTGAATGGAACCACCAGCCTTTACCATGATATCTTTCATATCTTTAGACCATAGACCAACCTTCTTGAGGTCTTCTACCAGGTGTTTGTTTACAACAACAAACTCACCAGCTAAGGTACGTCGAAGGTAAATATTAGTCGTGTAAGGTTCAAAACATTCATTATTACCCAGGATTTGAGCTGTAGATGCTGTAGGCATGGGAGCCATTAAGAGACTGTTTCGGAGACCCTTCGTTTTCACACGTTCACGCATCGCGTCCCAATCATAGTGAAGTTTTGTCTCCCCCTCCCACATATCAAATTGGAGAATACCCTGGGAAGTTGGAGACCCCTCAAATGTTTCATATGAGCCGTCTACTTCTGCAAGCTCGGAACTCGCTTCAAGTGCGGCGTGGTACATTGTCTCAAAAACACGAGCGTTAATTTCCTTGGCTTCTTCGGAATCAAATGCATGACGACAAAGAATGAATACATCTGCGAGACCTTGGACACCCAGACCAATTGGACGGTGTCTCATATTGGATTTACGAGCAGTCTCAACGGGATAGAAGTTTCTATCGATAACACGATTTAAGTTTTTAGTCACCGTCTTAGTGACTTCATGGAGTTTCTCGTAATCAAATGTTTTCTTTTCATGATCCACATACTTTGGTAGAGCGATTGATGCTAAGTTACAAACAGCTGTCTCATCCTTATCGGTGTACTCTATGATCTCCGTACATAAGTTGGAACTCTTAATTGTTCCCAAGTTCTTTTGGTTACTCTTCTTATTGCATGCATCTTTGTAAAGCATGTAGGGTGTACCAGTCTCAGTTTGGGACTTGAGGATAGCCTTCCAGACCTCAGCGGCTGGTACGGTACTATTGGCTTGACCCTCATCTTCATACTTCGTGTAGAGGGCTTCAAACTCTTCCCCCACCGCGTCTGAGAGACCAGGTGCTTTGTCTGGACAGAAGAGAGACCATTTACCACCCTCTTCCACCCTCTTCATGAAGAGGTCGGGAATCCAGAGTGCCGTGAAGAGGTCACGGCAACGTGCCTCATCATCACCTTGGTTGAGACGTAACTCTAAAAAATCCATAATATCAGTATGCCATGGTTCAATGTACACGGCGATAGACCCCTTGCGTCTACCAGCCTGGTTCACATAACGTGCAGTGGCATTAAATACGCGTAACATTGGAATGATTCCATCAGATTGACCATTTGTACCTCTAATACGAGACTTATTCCCCCTGATATCGTGGATGTGCATACCGATACCACCAGCCCATTTGGAAATTTGTGCACACTCAGTCAAAGTGCCATAGATACCGTTAATGGAATCCTCCTTGTTGGCGATGAGGAAACATGAAGACATTTGGGGTCTAGGAGTACCAGCATTGAATAAGGTAGGTGTCGCATGAATGAATAGACCTTGAGACATCTTATCATATGTGTCAAGAACCGACGTGATATCATCACCATGGATACCAATCGAAACTCGCATAAACATATACTGGGGTGTTTCCATCAATATACCATCATGGCGTTGTAGGTATGACTTTTCGAGAGTCTTTAAACCAAAATAACCAAAATCGTAGTCCCTCCTGGTATCAATGTAATCTTTTACACGTCCAGAAATCTTAGCAACTTCTTCCGTAACAATATCAGCCTTAGCTAATTTTTTCATGGCCACATAGAAGTTGTTTGGGCATACTTTCTGGATATTACTAGCAATAATACGAGTTGCAAGGATTTCATAGTCGGGGTCTGTGGTAATCATACCAACGCATATTTCAGCAGAAAGAGTATCAATTTCTTGTGTAGTTATCTCATCGTACATAGATGAAAATACCTGCTGAGCAATCTTAGAAGAATCGCATTTATCAGAGAGACCGTATGTTAACTTTTTGATCCTATTGGTGACATTGTCAAATTTCATATCTTCAATATGACCGGAACGTTTACTGACTCTCATACTATTATTTCTATGTGTATTATTTTTAACTTACTTGCGACACTTTTCGAGATCACCACTCCTAACCTTTACGGTACCTACAACTTCCATAGCGCGATTGGGCTGAAGAAGATAGGTGTTCACAAAAAAATCACCATTTTGTCCAGCTGGAGCCACTGGTGGGTAAGAACCAATGAAACATTCTGGAGCTTTACAGGAGATTACATCAACATTATTTGGCTTGGTGTTGTAGACCTCATCGAAATCGGCGAGGCTTAACATTTAGTATTTACAAAGTTTTTTTTTCCGAGGGTATATTATATGTGTGATAATCTGCACCTCGACACCCTCAAACAGTGTGAGACTCCACTCAATACACTTTTCTTTTCAGAATTTAACAAAAATCTTCTTCAGCGTGGAATTCGACAGACTTTCAAGAATAAAACAGGTATCTCGATCGACTACCAAAACTCAGATGACCTATACGGACTTATGCGCGTTGTATTTATTAACAATTCAGGTGATGCTTATTCTCGCGTGAATGAACAGGTCAAAATGATGAATGAACGTGTTATAGAAACCGCTATGTCGCAAATTCAAACAGGTGTATCTCAATACATGTCCTATGTACAAGATATAGACACCATTTCGATACCACTTTCGCAACCAATTAATACGAGTACAGTTGGTAACAAGATGGCTATCAATAATAAGATTGGAATCAATTAAAGTTTATGGTTTATAAACTAATAAGATGAGTTTGAGTTTGAACTTCTATAAACATGAAACTGAAAAAGTATGTAAATTGAAGGGTTGGGATCGTGCTGCTATAGATACAGTATGGCTCTTGCTAACTGAAGAATTTGGGGAACTGGCTAGCGCGATTCGTCAGTACAAGAAAACATACAAAAAGACGGGACTCAAGAAAGAGAGGGGTACAGATGTCATGATGGAAATGGGTGATGTTTTTAGTTATCTCTTTCAGATAGCCCATATGTTAGATGTAGATTTGGACAAGATGTGGACAGAACATGGTTTCAAAATGAAAACTAAAAAATATAATCTGAACTAACAATAACTATGAGTAAGTATATGCTCAATGACGAGGCTGCAATTGACGATGTCAACCCATTTGTCACATATGATTTCTCTCTTCCAGGGAGTGTGAGACAAACGGGTGATTTTGCGAATTTTTCTGAAATGAAAGAGGAAAATGTAGTAGCTAAAACAGAAAAAAGTGTCTTTTGCGACTACGCTCTATGTGAAGATTCTACTTCTAGTTGTTCTTTCTCTCGACCTCTACAACCAATTCGAAACATTGACTATGGATTTACAAAGGACAGGAAGAATGTCATTGAAACAATTAAAATTGGTGTGGCTAAGAACCCACAATTTTCTATGATCGGTGGTTGGATTTCACTCATGAGCTTTATCATGATTGTATATCATTTAAGACGTTAAATAAATATTTAAGTCTCGATTTATCTACAGTCATTTCAATTATATCAGGTAAAGTGTTTTCACAAAACATTTTAATATACCCCCTCTGCCAAGCACTCTTTGTATTAATCCAAGGTGGTTGGAATGTGGGATCAATGATTTTACTCGCATGTGCAATACGAATGTAAGTACGTGTGTTTTGCTTTTCAGACAGAATGTTCTGAAGAGCAATCTCACACATCTTTTGTCGAACTTCAATCGTTTTCGAACACATTGTGTCTAGGAACTTTTCATATGGAATGGATTGTTTCTTCGATACAAGAACTTTCTCCCAAATGGCATAAGGCTTTGTATGTAAATAGTCAACATAAGTATCATATCCCTGACCTTTTACGTAACGTTCATAAATGATCTCAATATAATCAGTTTCACTATCAACATCGTGAACCACTTTAGCACTCTTAAAGAAGGAGGTCATTTAAACTAAAAAGTTCTAATTTCTCTAAGTTGTTAAAGAAAACCTAAGTCAACCTATTTATTTACTATTTTAGATAAATACATACGAGCTGATATTAAAGATCATTAATCATGTACTCGGCAATAGCCAATAACAGTTTCTCCTATCTTCTTACATTAGATGAGTTCATGAAGGAACTTCCAGATGATGTAAGACCTTCATGGGTGAAGATTACAACAATCACAATGGTATCCAAGTTTGTTCAAAGCATTGATATAAGAAAACTTCGATACATTTTTGAAAATGCAGACTCTTTTAAATTGAGACGTATTGGTACAACTGGAACCGGTGGGTTTGACTGGAAACTTAAAGCGACCACTTTTTACAATCAGGTGACTCTTACATATAACGACACCTACAGTACAAAATCTGTAAAAGTATTCCCTAATGGGTCGATTCAAGTTGCTGGGTGCTGTGATCTCTTCGATTGTAAACGGATTATAACCCAGTTGATCTACATTTTCAAAACGTTTTTGGGAATGGAGAATCAGATACCGGTGGACTCGTTCAGGGTGGTGATGATCAATTCCAACTTTAGTCTGAACTACAACGTAAACCTGATTAAAGTTGCACAACACTTTGAAAATCACGATGACATCTTCAAAGTATCTTTCGAACCAGACAGGTACTCAGCGGTTAAAATCAAGTTCAAACCGGCACAAGATATGAAGGAGATTACAACGAGCATTTTCTCAACTGGTAAAATTATCATCACAGGTGCACAGACCCTAAAAGAAATTGCTTTCGCCTACAACATTATCAATCAACACATCAATGAAGAACCTTCTATTCGGGTCTCACGCACAGTGGAAACAGACGTCTTTGATGTATTTCTGGGTTATAAGTGTAAACCTATGGTCGAGAGCCTCAAGAAAAAGGGTTTCCAATCATGGATAAAAACAATTCACAACAGGCAAATTAATTTCTAAATTAATATTAACAACATGTCTCAGCGACTCGGAATGGCTGATGGTCGGTGCTTCACCATTAATTCTTCTGCTCAACTCACTAATAACTTTTTAATGAAACAAAACGGTATCGTCTTCGAGGATAACTATTCTTACCGTCAACTTCTTCAGAAGTCTGGACCAGAATTATTGTCCCAGATTCAATCTAAGCAAGGTACCGGAGGATCGTGTAACACCTGTGATGTACCCCTTCTTAATATGTCTAAAATATACTAACTGAGCTAAATCACGAGAAAAACTTTAAAACCTTCCTATAGAATGTCGATATGTGCTATATGCCTCAATGAGGTCAGGTCAACACGGAATAATACTCCGACCAGATGTGGACATATATTTCATTCCCACTGTCTACAGGAATGGAAAAATAAAGGTAAGAATACATGCCCTACATGTAGAAAAGTAATTGATGGATCTCAATATAAGGTCACAGTGACGATTCAGAACAATTACACAGCAGCTGCAAACTCTGTGTACTTGAATGATGAATCTGTTTTGAATGTGATGGATATGATTGATGTAACCTTCGATGTAGAAGAAACCTTAGACCTTGACAGTCTTCTTTCAGACCTTGGGATGAGTCTTTCCGACTTTGATCCCTCGGTTTTTCACGCAGAATGAACTACAATATCGTTCGTAGTTTAACCCAGGGTAATCCCTTGAAGCCTTGCGAGGGTCTCCTATAGCCTTACCCTTGGCGTCAGTCAGAAGTGGCCCAGTTGCCCACCCCCTCTTGTGACTGAATACGTTAGATTTAAATATAATTTTTTTATTAACTTCAAACTTTCCTGCTCTCTTGACTCGAGATATTGGTATCTTGAAAAACTTAGCCACAGATTCTTGTGTATCACCTGGTTTAACTCTATACTCAACTACACTGTGTTGTACGTAGAAGTGAAAGTCTCCTTGTCTGATATAGTTTGTAGGTCTTCCAGGAGACACAAACATCATAACTTTATAATACCCCTTTTTACACTTTTCTTCAGGTTTTACACGGTAAATTCTGGTTGGGTTATCAGAAATCACACGTTTAGGAAGACCTGTACAATGTGTATAGTTATGTCCCTTATTTGAAAGACCGGAACGATCACCGGGGATGGACTTTTGCCATCGGTAGGCTTCGTAGTCTCCGACTGCATACGCATAACAGTTATTATTTCCAATACCGGTTGCAGTTCCCCATCGTCTATTGGTATACATTCTTTCAGAACCACTCAATGGTAGGTTCTTCATTTGTATTCTATTCAGAAAAAAAATATCCATCTTTAGTAAAATGCTCAAGGAAGTCGTCCAATCCCAAACCAAGTCTGATATGATCCGGGAGTTTCTCATGTTTGTGCTAAGCATTCTGATTAGTACATTCCTCCTTCGCCTTGTGTGGAATCGTTCTCTCGTGAAACACATCACCGTCCTCAAACCTATTAACACCCTACTCGATGCTTTGATTCTCGCACTATCTCTCCAGGTTGTCCGCGGTGTGTAAATATATTAATCATTCCCATAACAGTTCATTATTGATAAATTGAAACAGTCAACTTATGAGTAATAATTCAATTAAAATTCGCTATATCCAACGGTTGTTTCACCACTGGGGTGAAGGATAGTTGGGAAAGCTTTCATAGCCGAACACCCTTCCTTTTCACAGTCAACAAACTTGAATGCTTTTCCATTATTTTCCATATACTCCAATTGTTTACGAGTCCATCCACACCCCATGGTCCCATAAATAGTCCATTCTTCACCAGTAGAAATCACCACATCGACACGGCGATTGCCAGCTTGATAAAGAATAAAGAGATTCACGAGAATGAGAAAAGCTAATAGCCACATATTTTATACTATAAGATTATATATTTTTTATGAACATGCACATCTGAGTCTTGGTTAAATTTGGATCCAATTTGAACATATAGACTAGATCACTCTTACTGTAAAGTCTGCATTTGCGTCTGTTGATTTTGAGTTCACCATTTTTATTCATAAACACGTTTGGTTTGTTAGGTGGGAATAATTTAGCCAAAGGAATGTTGTTTTGATTTATAATTTTCCTCTCAATTTCACGAACTTGTGTTTGAACCAATGGTTTTGGTTTGGCAATTATACCTGGTCTCCGAATTGGAGCTCGCTTCTTCTGTGCAGCTTCTGCAAGTATCCTCTTAGCTCTCTCAATTGCTGTTTCACCCGATACAATCTTTGGTTTTGGGGCAACCACAATTGGGGCAAAGTTCTTTTTAGTTTTAGCCACAGTGTTGAGAATCTTCTTAGTAACATTCTCTCTTTTACCAGTCAAGAATGGATGATTCAAAATATCTTCATATGTTGGCAAATCCTTATGCTTGATGAGGAGGTGAAGACGTAACGTTGACACATGACGACTGTTTCTAACCATATACATATCGGGGTTTTTGAACAAACTTCTGACAAACTCTTTGATAACTTTACTGTGAGTATAAGTTTGAATGATATTCAGGAAATAGTGGGCATCATACATAGGATGAGATTTTCTAGCAATACCAGAAGTTAAAAAACTTCCGTTATTCACTTCAGGATTCTTTATACCTTTCATTACAGATAAACCAAAGTCAATTATGATTGGTTTAACTCCCCCATCACGTGTCTTTGTAATCATGATATTGTTCCAATGAAGATCATGGTGTCTAAATTCTGGATATTTTTGATGAATCTTATAAAGATTGGTTATAACTTGGCGAATAACAGACTTATATTTATCATTACCTGGATTAGTTTTCATCCACTTTTCAAGTGAAATACCATCGATGTACTCAAAATATAAAATATTCCTATTATCACACGTTTTAAAATGATACATACGTGGAACACCCATACCCTTCAGTTTTTCAGCGATGTTATACTCCATCTTAGCACTTGGTTCAGTTGTAAACTTTATAGCAACTTTTGTCTTACATTTATCATCTATGCATCCATAATATACCGCACCGTACTGACCCGAACCAA